GAGATTGGCGAAGGGGCGGAGTGAGGCCACTGACCAACCTCTATACTTCCTGCTCGCCAACGAGCCGAATCCGGAAATGACTGCCGTCTCCTTCTGGGCGACGATGGTGGGTTGCAGTGCTATGGCAGGGAACGGGTACGCGCAGATTCTCCGTGATGAGTCCGGCTCACCCGAAAGCCTCTGGCCGCTGCACCCGCTCAAAACTGAGCCTGTGCGGTTGCCAGATGGCACCCTGGCCTTTAAGACGTGGGACGGTCAGGCATCCGGAACTTACCGAGTCATCGCCGCGAAAGATGTTCTGCACTTTCCTTTGTTCGCGTGGGATGGTATCAAGGGTATCTCGCCGATTAGAGCGGCTCGTGAGTCACTGGCGTTGGCCAAGGCTGCAGAGAAGTACGGGGCGCATTTCTTCGGTAATGGCGCACGGGCCGATGGCATCCTGATTCGCAAAGGCCCGGCACCTGACCCAAAGATGAAACAGGAGATGACGGAATCCTGGAATCGTGCCCACGGCGGCAGCAACGCGCACAAGCAGGGATTTCTGTTTGGTGACTGGACGTGGCAAGACGTGGGAGTTAGCCCCGAGGATTCACAGTTTCTCGCCACAAGAGGTTTTCAACGTACCGATATCGCTGCATTGTTTCACGTTCCACCGCACTTGATCGGGGATACCAGCAAACTCAGCAACAACAATCACGCGCAAATTCAGTTATCGTTTATCACCGACTCCATTCGGCCCATCCTCTGCCGCATCGAGGCCGAGTTAGTCCGTAAGTTGCTCCCGAAGGTTGGTCGCAACTCCGGTCGCTATTATGTCTCGTTCGATGTATCTGAACGGCTGCGCGGCGACTTTGTTACGACGCAGCAAGGCTACCAGCTCGGGCGCAACGGTGGATGGCTGAGCATCAACGACATCAAGACAGATATGGGGATGAACCCCATCGGTCCCGAAGGTGATATCTATATCGTCCCCGTAAACTACCAGAATGCTGAGCGGTTGCTCGACACGGAAAGCAACTTAGACCAGCCCATCGGCACCGACCCTGCACCGACCCAGGCCCAGCGGAACCTGCTCGCCTGTTATATTCGCAGTTACCAGAAAATATATAGGGATGCGTTTGTGAGGCTTTCTCACAGGAATAAGCGTGATTACGAGACTCTTTCGACCCTATTTAGGCCTGTTTTGCGCGCTATTGCAGACACAGTAATCGACAATGCGGGCGGCACACCCGCCCCTCTTGATGCCCCCGGCGATCCGGCGGACACCGTGATAAGCGATGTTATCCCTGGCATGGCAAAACGAGCCGAAAAGTGGACGGACCTGTCCGACTCGGTGATGCAGGCCGAGTTCCTGAAGGTGATTAGGTCAATCCACATCACCCTGTCGAAGGAACTTGCCGGTTACAAAGCAGCAGCACAGCTCACAGCAGGAGACGCACCAGATGAAACAGCCTAAGCAGATTCAGTGCGAAGTCCGCACACTCCAGACGAATGAAATCCGCGTCACCAAGGCAGCGGATGGTACCCGCACCCTGACGGGCCTGATCCCCTACAACTTCCAGAGCGCAGACCTCGGCGGCTGGAAAGAGATGATCGCCCCCGGCACGTTCGCAGGTGCCCTCGATCCGAAGGCCGATGTTCTTTGTCTGCGTGACCACAAGGTAGCTCTGCTCATGGGTCGCACCAAGTCGAAGACCCTCGCACTGACTGATTCAACCGAGGGACTTTGTTTCGCGTGCAAATTGCCGAACACGACTCAGGCCACTGATCTGGCCGAGTCCGTTGACCGTGGCGACCTCGATGCGAACTCATTCGGCTTCATTTGCAAAGAGGATAAGTGGACCAGCGATGCGAGCGGCAACATACTGCGCACGCTGATCGCGGTTGACCTCGTTGAAATTTCTCCGTGTAGCTTCCCGGCATACCCGTCCTCGCAAGTGGATGTTCGCACCATGCCCATTGAAATTCGCTCTATGATCGAAAAGCGTTCCGACGCAAAAGATACTCCGCCGACCAACGCCGCCGGTTGCGCTTGTCTCTGTGCGCAGTGCGTCGCCGATGCCTGCAACATCTGCTCTGCCGATGACTGCCTCGATGACGAGTGCGCTTGTCAGGAGCAGCGAGTTTGGAAAGCCAACACCGAGATTCATCTTCGGTTAGCAGAGGCTGAGTAACACAACCAAGTTCCGCAGTAAGTGCGAGCCGCTTGTCGGCTGGGTTCAATCCCGTTCGTTCTAACTGCTGTCGAGAAGACCAGCCCCTTGCTGGTGCCTGTCCGATGCAACATGCAACACCAATTCGCACCACAAGGAAACCCCCATGACCATCCGAGAGTTTACAGAGAAGCGCAACAAGCTGCTCGCCGATGTCCGCGCGATCATGACTGCTGCAACCGTGTCCACCGAACAGCGTGTGTCCTGCGACACCATGCTGGCCGACGCCAACATCCTGAAGGGCGACATCGAGCGCCTTGAAGCGTGCGGCACCGAGACCGAAGTCCGGGCGAACATGCCACCCCGGGACAACCCCTCCGCCTCCGTGGACGGCCAGAAAGAAACCCGCAGCAAGGATGAGCGGCTCGCGGCCACCAACGTTGCGCTCCGCTCGTATCTGCGGAAGCAGCCTTTCGAGACTCGCGACCTGACTGTCATCGCAGACGGCATCATGGTTCCGACCGGCGTCGCGGCACCCAGCATCGCGCTGAAGTCGGCGGGCTATGTCTACGACATCGTTAAGCACCTGAACTCCTCGACAGGCGAACCTGTGAAGGTCCCGTTTGTGGACGACGTGGCAAACTCCTTCGTTCTGGAGTCAGCCGCGATCACCACGACCGATCCCACTGTGTCCGGCGTCACGATTAGCATCGATGACCTCCGGCGCAACCCGATCCTGCTCGACAACTCGTTGGTTCAGGATACGGGCTTCGACCTGGTGCAGTTCGTACTCGATGCGATCCAGCTCTCCTACCAGCGCACGGTTGCCAATTTCATCACGAATGGCAACGCCAGCAACGTGCAGGGGCTTCTGGCCAATGTGCCATCAGCTCTGACGACTGCTGTCTCGGCGAAGGTCGGTTACAACGACCTCGTGAATCTCGTGGCCGCAATCGATCCGGCGTATCTGGTGGGTGCTGCCTTCATGTTCTCGACCGCCACTCAGGCACTGATCGCGCAGATCGTGGACAGCAACCTCCGCCCGTTGTTCCTGCCGTTCCTCGATGGCGGACTGAGCGGATTCGCAGGCTCGATCCTGGGTTATCCGTGCAAAATCAACCCGTACATGCCCGCCATTGCAGCCGGAAACACTCCGGTTTCTTTCGGCAATCACTCGGCTGGCTATACGTTCCGCGAAGTCGGCAACGGTCCGCGCGTCCTCAAGCTGAGCGAACGCTATGCCGAATTGAACCGACTTGGGGTCGTGGCTTTCGCGCGCGTGGGCGGAGCAGTTACGGATGCGGGCACGCACCCAGTCCAGGCCCTGACCGTACACGCCTAATCAACTCCCGACTTACCGGGGTGGTAACTCCCACCCCGGAGCGGGACTGCTTCAAACATCCACCCTCACCCATCGAGCGATAACTCATGCCTCTGTCCTACAAAGACCTCACGCGGCCCATCGTGGAGCCAGTCTCGCTGTCCGCAGCGAAGCATCAGTGCAACGTTGCCGATATCTTCACTGATGACGATGACCTCCTCACGGGATACATCATCGGGGCGCGTCAGACCGTCGAGAAGCTGACCAACCGCGCCATCTACGACCGGATCATGCAACTCACCATGGATTACTTCCCGTGGCCGGGCTGGGATAGCACCGTCGGCGCACATCGTGATTTCTATATGTATGCGTGGTACTGGAGAGGGCTGACCATTCGCCTCCCGAAGCCTGGCTGCCTCGCCGTCAACTCGATCACTTACGTGGATGCGACCGGCACGCTCCAAACGCTGGACCCGTCCACCTATCGCGTTGACTTGAATTCAGAGCCCGCCCGCATCGTTCTTGCACCGGGGACTTACTGGCCATACTCCCAGAATTACCTGCCAGGTTCCGTCTGCGTGAATTACACCGCAGGGACCCATGTTCGCCAGGTAACAGAGACTGTTACGGTGCCATCGGTCGCCCCGTATGTCTACACTCCACTGCAGGCCACGGACTATAACCCCGTGACCGGCATTGTTTCGATTGCCCCCACTGTCGAAAGCGAAGCATCTGCCGCTGCAGCCACCTTCTCCGCGACGACCGGGCAACTGACCTTCCCCTCTGCCTGCGCAGGGCTGGTGTACACCCTGACCTATAACCTCGGTGACTGCCCACACACCATCAAGCAGGCCATGATGCTGCTGGTCTCCGACTGGTACAACAACCGCGAGGCGTCATCCGCCGCCGCCCTCAAGGAAATTCCGTTCGGCGTGATGTCCCTTTTGGCCGGTGAAGTCTTCGACAGCTTTGACATGGTGAGTGGAATCTGATGACTGACCAGCTACAGCTTCCCGCCGGGTCACTGCGCTACGCGATCCAGATACAGCAGCAGACTGCGACTAAGGATTCGCTCGGTCAGCCGCTCGCTACCTGGAGCACGTTCTATAGTTGTCGCGCAGCCATTGACATTCAAAATTCGCAGCTCATTTATTCGACTGCTGAGTTTATGTCAAAGGTCACTTACCGGATCACGATGCGTTGGCCGGGGACGGAGACCATTCTTCTGCCGACCATGCGGATCGTCTATGTCGAGCCCGCGACTGGCATCACGCACGTCTACGAGATTCAGGCACTGGTGAATGTCCAGATGCGCAACCGCATTTTGATCGCGATGGCTTACGAGCTTGATGGTTCACAGTAAGTGCTATCGGTGACTTACAATGGAAATTGAATGCTTGCGGCGTGTTGGCTGTTAGATTTGCGATAAGTGACGCACTGAAGAGGGATCGGTATGATAGAAGCCGCCATCAATTCGATCCTGACCACGACGGCAGGGATAACCGCCATCACGACCAGCATCTTCCCGGTGAATCTTCCTCAGGGAACGACGCCTCCGGCCATCTGGGCCGACTACAAGATTGTCGCGGGCAGCAACAAGCCAGCCTTTGGCACGGGCGGCATGTTCCGCACTCGCATCGGGATCGACTGCTGGGCAGCCCGATACCTCGATGCGACGAACCTTCGCGCTGCGGTTATAGCCGCCCTGCACGGATACACGGACGGTTCTATCTCAATCCTGTACCTCAGTGCTCAGGATTTCTTTGACGATGTGCTGCTGCAGTACCGCGCATTGGTCGAAGTTTACGTGTGGAGTGCTTAGCCGCCCGTCAACAGTTCACGTAACACCCCTGTGTGTCTAACACACCAGGGAATACAACACACAGGAGAATCATCATGAGCGGATCGACGTATACCGGAACCAAAGGCCAAGTCGCGGGCATTGGTGCGGTCATCTCTATCGGCGCGGCAACCGGGGCGGGCACGGAAACCTTCGTCGTCATCGGCGAACCAACTGACGCAAAGTTCGGCGGGCGTAAGCTCGGCGTCATCGACGCAACCTCTTTCGCCTCCGGCGGTGCAAAGCGCAAGCTCGGATCAATCCTCGATTACGGTCAACTGACCGTGACCAGTTTCCGCATCCCCTCGGACCCTGGTCAGGTCGCAGTCGCAGCGGCTAACGTCGCGGCGGTCGCGTATGATTTCACCGTTCAATTGCCGAAGGACCCCCATGCGGGTCAGGTGGCCACGGGTGACCTCATTGCCTTCTCAGCGCTGGTCAGCGACTGCAACTTCGATGTCGCTCTGACGAAAGAGTCGGAGTTCAGCTTTACCCTGGACATCGATGGCGCATACGTCGTAACACCGGGCTCGTAAGAAACATGGCTTAGCCGGGCAGACCCCAACAGGTCGCCCGGTGGTGGCCTTAGTTTCAGACGCTGTTAGTTACTCAAGGAGAATTCATGCCCAGCATCAGCAAGGCCATCGATCCCACCTAT